TTTATAACAGCACCCGCTGGGATGGATCCAAAAGATTATGCGGCAAACGGATTTGATGCTTCAGGAAAAAAGAAACAGTCGCTGTTTGGCGGGAATAATCCTACTCAAGCATTTAACTTTACAAATCCAGCAGATTTTCAAACCAAAGATTATCAAAGTGTTTCAAAAGGCAATCCGTTTGTACAAGATATTAACAATGTTTATATGTCACTCTTGGGTCGTCCAGCTACACCCACAGAAATTTTAAATGACTCAAAAATGTTGTCATCTAACCCTGATGATTACAACAAATTAATTGGTAGAGTTTTAGACAGCCCTGAATTTACTACCGCAACCAAATCAGGAAAACAAAATTTATTGGGCGGAGTGGCTGCTCACAAGGGTGAGGGCGGTGATAGCGGTGACGTTGATCGTGCCGCAATAGATCCGCTAACCAATACTACCAATTTTCTTAGTATGGGTTATGGTAAGTACAAGCCGTCTGAAGAGCCCGGTGGTATTGCAGGGCTTGCTAATAAACTTGGACCTTATTTACCCGGCATAGCTTCAATGATAGCAACGTTTGGAGCGTCTACGCCCCTTACGGCTGCTGAACTTGCAGCAGAAGGCGCTATTAATTATGGTGGTGCTATTACTAATGCTGGAACTGCCGCTACTCTGGGAGCAGAAACAGCGGCTAACGTTGGCATTAATGCAGCTAATGCAGCAACTGCGGGTATAGACTTAGGTACTAACTTTACTTTTACACCGGCTGGGGCAGAAGGATTAACACCAGCAGAGCTTGAAGCCATAAGATTAGGACAGCAAGATGCTACCGCTGCTATTAATACGGGAACGCAAAGCGCTGGAAACCCCAGTTATTTAACACCAGAAGCACAGCCTTATTTTCCAGACGAGTTTCCTCCGCTGGATTCATTACCACTTGCACCCCCAACTCCTGATGTTATAGATCCGCTTGTAACAGAAACTAACGCTCAACTTGCCAAAGATTTTGCTGCTCGTTATCCTAACTTTGATCCTACTGATACACAGTTATTAGATCAAATTGCTCAAGGGCAAGGCGTATTCCCTGAGGGGTCAGCAGCTCTTCCCAGTAGCATTTCTCGTGAAACAACTTTATTAGAGGATCTTCAGAAAGGCTCACAAGATGCATTAGATTGGGCTAAAGAAAATCCTTATTCTGCTGCTGGTATTTTAGGCGCAACTGCACTTGGTGCCTTGGGATTAATGGGTAAAGGACCGTTAGCATTTTTGGGTAATTTATTAGGCACTTCTAAGAAAACCGAGACTCCAACTACTCCAACACCATCTGGTCCGTCAAAGCCCGGAACTCCGGGAACTCCGGGAAAGCTTCCGATTAATCCAAAGACTGGCAAGCCTTACGGTGCTGGTGACCTTGATCCTAACTATTTACTACGTAATCGTATTAATGCAAGTAATGTTTATTCTGGGGCTACTGGATATGCAAAGCCATTTGCACAGGGTGGAGAAGTTAAACACTTTGGACTTGGTGGTCTTTCGGATGCCTTAACAAAAACATTTCAGCCACTTGAGAAGTCTGTAGTTCAACCTATAGGTCGAGCTGTTCCAATTTTAAAAGATGCTTTGCCATACGCTGGAATGATAGCAGCTCCGTTTATTGCAAGTCCAGTTGCTGCTGCTGGTGTTGGTGCTTTAGCATCAGGCATAGGTCAGGGTGGATTTAATTTAAAACGTGCACTCATGGGCGGAATTAGCGCTTATGGCTTATCTAATCTTGGTGCTGGAGTAGAAGCCGCTGGAAGCCTTACCCCAGCCGCAGAAACTGCTGGAGTATCCATTCCAACAGAAGCTAATAACTTTTTTAGAAGTCCAGAAACAATGTCCCAAGGATTACAGAACCTAGCCGCTGGTGGCGACAGTTATAAATTAGCTGCCGCTAACTTTGCAACTAAGGCGGGAATGCCGTCTGCTGCCATGTCAATTATGGGTGCGGCTGGTGTAAATGCGGTTAATGAAGGAATTACACAGCAGAATCAAGCTAACGAAGCTCAAGCTCAAGCAGATTCTACTGGCGCTGCTCGTCAAGCAAAAATTGACAGACAAAAAAAGTACGCTATTGAAACCATGAATAAGTATCCGTTTCAGTATGCAATGGGCGGCATGATTCCTAATCCGCCAGATGACCAAACTGGTATGCCAAATCAAAGCCCTATGCGAAATTTTGATAATGGTGGAGCCATGGGATATGCGATGGGCGGCTACGCAATGGGTGGTCGTTTCTTATCAGGCGGTGGAGATGGCATGAGCGATTCAATTCATGCCTCAATAGAAGGCAATCAAGAAGCAAGACTTGCTGATGGAGAGTTCGTAATTCCTGCTGATGTAGTTTCACACATTGGCAATGGATCTTCTAAGGCGGGAGCAAAGCAGTTGTACAACATGATGGACAGAATTCGTCAAGCTCGTACAGGAAATAAAAAGCAAGGGCGTGAAATTAAACCTACCAAATTTATGCCCGCATAAAGGATAAGACATGGCAACAACTACCTCGGTCACAACAGGCACAGGAACAATCCCAGATTTTTTAGAGCCATATTACACTGGTGAAGGCACTGAAGGCGCAGGGTTAATACCTAAAGCCCAACAAATATTTTCCCGTGATTATGCTTCTGCTTACGGCAATGCTTTGGCTGGTCAAGGATTAGAAGGCGCTGGACGTATTGCAGGAATGTCCCCGTCAGAATTGGCGGCTGGTCAACAAGTTGCTGGTATGCAACAACCGGGTCAGTTTCAAACTGGTTATGGAGCCTACGCTCAAGGTCTTGGCGCTTTAGATTCAATGTTGAGTCCTCAGCAGACTCAAGCATACATGAGTCCTTACGTGCAAAATGTTATTGATGTTAATCAACAAGAAGCCATTAGGAACGCTCAAAAAGGTCTTGTTAGTCAAAACATGGCAGCGGCTCGTCAAGGAACTTACGGTGGCGCTCGCAATGCATTAATGACTTCAGAAGCCGATCGCAACTTACAAACACAGTTAGCCCAGATCCAATCTAGCGGTATGCAAAACGCTTATGAAGCGGCTCAGAAAGCACAATTAGGATCCGCTACAGCCTACGGACAACTTGGTCAGGGACTTGGTCAACAAGGTTCTTTACAGCAACAATCTGATCTTGCTAGATCTACCGCTCTTGGCGCTTATGGTGGCACAGAAAGAAGTATTGCACAGCAGCAAATTGATGCTCAGTATCAAGATCAAATGAAAGCTTTAGCATTCCCAGAACAACAATTAAGTGGTCTGTCTGGAATTTTACGTGGCATACCTGTTACTGATACTGCTCAGACTAATGCCGTTACGACTCCTCCTCCTAGCTTTGCTAGTCAATTGGCTGGTGTAGGACTTAGCGGATTGTCATTATTTAATATGCTTGGAAGATAATTATGAGCATTCTTAATGCACTGAAACAACAGCACAGTTCTATTGATGACCTAGCTAAGCTTCCGCAAGCTTTGATTATGCAGATGGCACAGAAGAAAGAAATTTCTCCTGATATGGTTGCTCCTATTCTGTCCAGAAAAGCAGAAATGATGGAAGCTGTTTCCCGCTCTAAAGCTTTACAGCAACCAGTAATGCAGCCAACCGTTATGGAACAGTTGATGTCGCAAAACATTCAAGCTGAAAATCCAATGGCTCCGCAGATTCCGGGACAAATGCCACAGCAAGTAGCACCCCCACCAATGCAAATGCCGCCTCCAATGCCACAAGAAATGGGAGTAGCACAATTACCTATTCCAGAACGGCAGTACGCTGGCGGTGGAATTATTGCTTTTGCTAAAGGCGATTTAGTTGATGAAGAAAGCGATGATGAAGACATTCTTGCCGAGTATGCAGCGGCAATGGAAGCTGGACGTAGAGCTTCTGAATATGAATTAAAGGCACCTCAACAAGCACCACCACAAAGAGCACCCCAACAATCACCTTATGGAATGGCTTATGCAGAACCTCTACCTAAAGTTACGGGCATTAATTACAAGGGCGGTAAACATCCTTATGACGCAATGGTCATGGCTGAAGCTGAAAAGCAAGGAGTTGATCCTCGGCTGGCTTCGTTTATTCTAAACAAAGAAACAGGCGGCATGAAAAATCCTGAGGCTGCAAGGTCTCGTGCGGGAGCGATGGGCATTGCTCAGTTTATGCCAGCAACTGCCAAGCAATACAACATTAATCCTGACATTCCATCAGAAGCCGCTTACGGCATGAACAAGCATTTAAAGTATTTGGTTAATAAGTACGAAGATCCAAAGGTTGCGGCAATTGCTTACAACTGGGGCGAAGGCAATACTAACAAATGGTTAAAAGCGGGAGCGGATATGAATAAGCTTCCAAAAGAAACCCGTAACTATGTTGCCACCCTTGCACAAGGCGGTGAAATTAAGCATTTCTTTGCGGGTGATCCAGTACAGGCTATGACCGATAGTGACATCGCAAAGCTTTTTACTAGCGGCAGTCAACGTTCAAAAGCCCATAAAAAAGATGTGGCTGATTACAAGCCTGAATATACCCGTAATCAGTTTGACAAAGACCCTTTTGAAGTTAATTACCCAACGGCAATTGAACAGGCTGGATTCACGCCAGAAGAAATGGCAAGAGGATCAAGTCGTGCTGGCACGTTTGAAGCAATGGAAAAAGATACAACAAGCGGTATGGCTGCTCCAAAAGAAGCTCCTCCTCCACCAAATAAATACGATACATTTATGGAAGAGATTGCTGCTCAACGTGAAAATTTAACTGCACAGCGTGGCGAAGATCGTAATATGGCTTTACTTGCCGCTGGTCTTGGCATGATGGGTGGTACATCGCCTTATGCCTTTGCTAACGTTGGTCAAGGTGGATTGTCTGGGGTACAGTATCTTGCAGAAGCCAACAAAGCTCGTGCTGCTGAAAAAGCTGCTTTAGATAAAAATCAAATGACCGCAATGCGCTACAGAGACTTGGGTGACATTGCCGCTGGCGGTAAAGCACAAACCGCAGCAGAGAAAGCTGCTCAGTTAGCGCTTGGATATAAACAGCTTGAAGAAAAGAATTATGCACATAACTTAGGCTATTTAAAAGATGAAGTTTCTAATGCAAGAACAATGGCTATTGCTGGATTAAGACAACAAGGTTTATTGGGCGAAGATTTAAATGATCCAAATGTTGCTGCTAAAATTGAGTTAGCTACAAGAAATATTTTATTAGATAACGATGCGTTTACGAATAGGTATCAAGCAACACATGGCGTTCCATATCAAAGAAAAGCCGAAAAAACCCAAAGTCAAGAAGGCTGGGGAAATGTTAAAGTAAAAAGTAAGTAAAACCTATGCCACTTTATGAGGTAACCGCTCCAGACGGAAAAATTCTGGAAGTAGAAGGACCGGAAGGTGCTACTGATGAGCAGATCATTTTTTATGCTCAGAAAATGTATCGTCCAAAAGAAATTAAAGCCGACACTGGTTTTACTGGCGCATTTAGCGCTGGAAAAGAACGCTTAAAAGGCGACATCGCCGCATTAGCTGGTCGTACTGGACTAATGGATGTAGAAGAGGCTGAGCGTTATAAAGCCGAAAAAGACATATTAGCTGAGAAGATGTTTAAACCAACCACTGCTGGTTGGACTGAATCTCCCTTTCAAAAATTTAAAGAAACTGTTGGCGGTTCGCTTCCTTATATGGCGGCTCCGTTGGCGGCTGGTGCGGCTACTTTAGCTTTGCCCGCAACGGTTGCGGCTGCTCCCGTCTTGGGTGGTCTTACAACGCTTGGAACAGCTCTTGGCGTTGGTGGTGCTGGACTAGCTTCTTTGGGTCAATTTACGGGCTCTAACCTATCCCGTCAAATGCAAGAAGATCCCAAATTGCGCTTGGCAGAAACCAATCTTGGTGCTGCTGGTGCAGCCGCCCTACCGCAAGCCGCATTAGATGTAGTTTCACTGCGGATGATTCCAGCAGTTGGCAAGATATTTGGCGCAGCAGGAAAACCAATTACCCCAGAAATAGCTAGAAAAATTGCGGAAGAAGGTATTGCTAAAACTGCCTTATCTTATGGTGTATCAGGTGCAAAACTAGCTAATATTGAAGGCGCTACTGAGGCTGGTCAACAGTTCTTTGAAAGACTTCAGGCTGGTTTAAACCTTACTGATGAACAAGCTCGCAGTGAATATTTTGACAACTACATTGGCGGTGCAGCTTTAGGTCTTGGCTTAGCCCCTGTTGGAACTTATGTTCAACGTAGCCAAACCATTGCCAAAGGCAAGGAACTTGAAAAAGAAGAGCAGAAAAAAGAAATTGTTGAGCGGCAAAAGGCTCAACGGGATGCTTACTTAGCAGAACAAGCGCAGTTAAAACAAACAGCAGAAATGCTAGGTGTGCCTTCTGGAACCACAACTGACGTTACAGGGAAACAAGTTGGCATTGCCGCATTACCAGCACCAACAACCAAATACGAAGCCCCCATTCAAGAAGACCCATTAATTAACCCGTTGGGCAATTTCAGCACTAAGGTTATGAGTCCGCAAGAAGTAGCCATCATTAACAAACGCAGAAAAGATATTGGCAAGCCCAGAATTGGTCGTGAGTTTTCAATAGAAGACTTGGCTGATGTCTTTACTTCAGAAGAAGCAAAAGATCAAAAGGGTGTTCTTAACCGTTTAATTGCAGAGCGTACAGGCTATCAAGATGGCGATACATTCTCGCCCAAGATTTTAGAAGTACAGGCTAGAAACCGTGGTATTGATACTGGCACTCAAGGCTTTAAAGATTTCCTAAAAAGAACCACAGGCGTTGACAACCTTTTGGGTATGGCTGAGCCACAAAGACTAGCCGTTAAACAAGCCTTAGATAAGGTTCCTGTTGGTTCCGATTTCCGCATTTTAGAATCTGGCAGTAACGCAAGGAACTACACAGAAAGTCAATACCAAGATACCGTTAGCGGCTTGGCTAAAGAATTTAAGGAAGTTGGTAATGTTGCCAATGGGCGTGAATCCGTCCTCAAGCAGATTGAAAAATACAGCGGACTATTAAAAGAAGAAGACCAACAACGTCTTTTAGACCGTGCTCTTAAAGAAGGGCTGATTGAAAGCCGTAACGAAACCCGCAATGTAAACGGCGTACTAACTAACATTCAAACGTTTAAACCAACCACCGAGACTGAGGGGCTGCCGGGTGGCATGGATATCCGCAAGGAGACGTTTAAACAGTCTGAAGGACCCGAGGGCTACCAGATTCGTCGGGGTGCTCAAGAATTAGACGTTGCCAATACCGCTGAAGAAGCTACTCAAAAAGCAATCTTGGCTCAGGACTTAAACGAAAAGACCATTACCCAGCTTCGACAGGACATTGCTAATTCTGAAGCCGCTACGCTCAGACGTGCAGCTAAGCTGGAAGAAATGAAAGCCTTAGGTCAAGGCAAGACTTCAGCGTTCTTTATTGCTCAAGGCGATGCAATGGCTAAGGACGAAAAAGCCAAAGCTTTAATAGCCGAAAAACAGCAACAAATTGAAAGCTTTACAGCCCCTGTATCGGTTAATCCTTTTGGCAATAAAGCAGTTACCGAGGATAAGTTTACTTTCTACGAACAGGGTAAACCCGTAGCCCGCTTTGATAGCGAAGAAAAGGCGGATGAGTTTGGTATAAGCCGTTTAAACGATGAGACATTACAGCAAATCATAGATTCTGCGTCAGCCCAGAAACAGACAGGCAAAGTTAAACGCTATGCGGATTTAGCCCAGAAAGAGCTAAATGACCGCCAGTCCATTGAGGAAGAGCGTGGCATAGCCGTAACGACTACAAAGGGCTTAAAAGGCGCTACAGAGCGTTTAGAGGCTTTAGGCATATACACCAAGGAAACCCACGATAAGCTCGCTCAGCTTCGTTTAAGCCTTTTACCAGCCCTTAAACGGTATGGACTGGAGAACGTAGGCTTACGGATTGTGAACAGCATTCAGGACGGGCGGGCAGACGGACAGTGGGTTCAACAGATTATGACCATTGCGATGGATTCCAAAGATCCAATGGGTACGCTAAAGCATGAAAGCATCCATGCCTTGAAAGAACTGGGCGCTTTTACTAAGCAAGAATGGCAGGTTCTGGAAAACAAAGCCAAATCAGACTGGATTCAGAAATACTTAAAAGATGTGAAAAGTGCAGAAGGTGTTTCGTTGTACGACCGCTATAAGGCAATGGGTCTTAATCAAGACGACATGATGGAAGAAGCAATTGCCGAAGCGTTTAAACACTTTAAAGTTGGCAACCTGCAACCCGGCATGATTGGCAATATCTGGATGCGTTTAAACAGGATGTTTGAAGCGCTGCGGAATGGATTTGCTAAGCTTGGCTTTAAAACTTCCGATGCTATCTTTAGCAATATTGAAGAAGGCGGCATTAAGACTTTAGCGGTTGAGCCTAAAGATACTGAAGTTAAGTTTGCTCAGAAACCAAAAGAGGTTACTCCATTAACGGTTCAGCAAGCCAGAATCTATGCAAGTGAAATGGAAGGCTTAATTAAAAAAGTTGGCAATCGTGTTGCTGGCATGAAGTCTGGTGAAACGCTGGCAGATGTTAAGAAGGCAGTTAAAAAACTTCAAGACTTTACCGCTCAGGGCTTAGAAGGAAAAGACTGGTATGAACGTTCTGCTAAAGCAGTCCTCGAAGCCTTTAATGGCGATCCAATTTTGGCTGAAAAATTCTTTCAGATCATTGCCATCACCTCGGCTGGAACTGAAGTTGGTGCTAATTTTACCAAAACCATTAATGCATGGAAACAGTTTGCTGAAGGCAAGCCTATTAAGGTTGGCACTGGGGATACAAACAAAAAGGTTGATGCGCTTTTAAATTTTGGTGAAGATTGGGGCGGTCGCAAAACCAATACGTTCTATACAAACTTAATGGAAGCAATGGAAGGCAAGGACACGGGTAGATCAACTATTGATTTACACATGACCAGACTGCTCTTTGATAAAGATGCGCCTACTGATGCCCAGTATGAATTGGCTGAGAATATGGTGCGCTTGCTTTCATCCAAGGTAGGGTTATTACCTAGACAAATACAAGCTGCGGCTTGGGTAACGCAAAAAGCCAAAGGTATTTTTGAAGATTACCGTGCAAGAGGATTAAAAAAAGGTTTGTCAGATACAGATTTAAGAGAGTTTGCTTTTGAAAGAGCGGTAGCAGACTATTCTCATTTCATGAAAAAAGAAGTTAGCAAGCTTCCTGTTACTGAAGCAATGCGTGAAACTTCTGGTGATATTAAAGCTCGTACTCAAAACATTACTGGCGAAGTTATTCCGTCTGTTCAAACGGAGATGTCTCAAGCCGAAACAATGAATTTTAGTTACAAAGAAAAATTAACAAAACAAATTGCTAATTCAGAAACAATTAAAAACATTGCCAACTTTCTTGGAATTGAAAGCAAGATTCGGGTAACGGTTGGATCTGGGGCATATGCCAACAAAGTTAATCCAAACTTAATTGTTCAGGTAATTGATGATGACGCTGAAATAGCACAAAAAGATGCGGCAGATCTTGCTAACGCCATGTCCTACGTGTTTAAACAGGATGCTACGCCATTATTCAGGGCGGATCCAAAATTAATTGACACTGCTCAACTGGGATACAAGTTTAAATTTGACACAGCTAACCTTACGCCAACACAACAAAAGAAGATTTTAGATATTTTTCAGGCTAAATTTGGTGAGGATGCTGGATTTACCAAAATAAAAGGCGATGAATTAGTTATAATTAATTATCGTGGCGAGGATGGCAAACCATTTTTAGCTTCTGATGAAGATTTTATAAAAGGACTTGCTGAAATAAGCGGTGAAATTAGTAAGGTTTCTACAATACAATCCCAAGATTTTTTTGGGGCAAAATCGGAGTACAACTATCATGACTGGAAAACAGAGCCTAGTGGAACTAGCATTGTCACTGGGATTCAAACAAGCAGACCCGAACGACCCGATTTACAAGGAGGGCTTGATAGTCTCCGTGAATCCTTTGTCGCAGAAATTAGACGAACAGTTAGAGAATCGGGACAAGAACCAAAATTCTCAATCAGAGCAGACGGATTAACTGAGTCTGATGTTAAGTATGCAGTAGCGTTAAATGGTATTGCGCCTGAAACGTTCCTTGTACCGAATGAGCATTTAAACGACAGCGGTGATTTAGCCCAGATTCCGTTTAATGCGTCTATTCCTAAAAACCCAATCCGATTGCCTGTTGGCACACATAGTAATGTCGATGACACAGGCTATGGTGCTAATCACATTCTTGATCGGATGCTTAAAGATCCATCCCGCAAACCAAAAGATTCTGCTCAGGATTTATTAGAAAGCGTAGCCGTTCATTTAATGGATCTTGGTAAGAAATTCAACCGCATTTATAAGGTTGAGGGCAAGTACGTCTTATATGATTCACTTTCAAATGACCTGATGTTTGTCAAACCAAAAGCGGATCATTATGAAATTGCTACGATGTATAACGATCCTAACGCTAACCGTAGGTACGGTAATCCAGTCTGGTCTGGTAGGAATGTTCAACCAGCGGAAAATCAAACTTTTCAAACCAAGGCAAGAGGCATTGCTGTTATTGCTGAAAATGGTCGAGTTGCACCAAAAGCTGTTCCGACTACAGTTAAGAAGCGTCGTGTCATAACCCCTAATATGGTTGATCAGGAAGCGCCACAAGGCAAACTATCTTTGCGCTCACAGGTTGACCCACGCATATTAAGTCGTGTTGAAGCTACCACGACTCAGCGAGTAACAAAAGGTTATCCTGAGCGTATTGTTGATGCTATGTCACCAACAGCAATGACTCGCTTTCGTCAAGCCTTTATTAATAAATATGAGTCAATTGAAAGACTAACTCATTTAATTGCTGAAAAATTTGGTGCAGATCGATTGCTGGCTGAAGTTTCTGCGCTTGCCGCCGCACTTCAATCTGATAGAGCCGCTGGTGTAGCCGCTTCTTCATTCCGTGATGGTGTTCCAGTATTTGATAAGGGTTATACCTATGTTAGCGACTTGGATGGTAAGGTCAAAGGGCTGATCCCAATTCTTGAGCCACTATCAAAATACGGTGATCCTACTATTTATCAACTGTTCCAGTTCTATGCTGGCACTCGTCGGGGTAAACGCTTAGATGCAGAAGGTCGTGAGAAAAATTTTACCAAGGACGACATTCAAGATGGCGAAGCCTTAGCTAAGCAGTTCCCTGAGTTTAAACAGGTCTTTGATGACTACCAGCTTTATAATCAAGGTCTGGTTAAGTACATGATGGACACGGGTGTCATCTCTGCTGAAGAAGCTAAGATCTGGACTCAAAACTTTGACTACATTCCATTCTATCGTCAGCTTGACGGTGAGAAAACAGCGGGTCCGAAGGTCTTCTCGCCAATTGCTGGAGTAGCTAAACCCAAGAAGCTTAAAAGTTCTGAAGCTCCCTTGGACGATTTTATGGAAACCATTGTCCGCAACGCTCGTGCCGCTATTGAGGCTGGCATGAAGAACGAAGCCGCCCGTCGAGTTATTCGAGACGTAGTCGAAGTAGGTCTTGGTGAACAAGTTCAAACGGGTACGGTTGGTACAGACATCGTAACTATTAAAGAAGGCGGTGAAACCAAGTATTACCGTGTAGATGACCCGCTGCTTGTCGAATCATTAAAGGGTTTAAACCTCCCGCAGTTACCGTTTATGGATTTCTTATCCGCTCCCGCTAACTTATTGCGTAACTTTGTGACCAAAGATCCCGGATTTATGCTGGCTAACTTAGGTCGGGATTCAATGCAAGCTTGGATTACCAGCGGCACTGGCATGACACCACTGGTGGATTCGGTTAAACAATTTAGTAAGACTTTGGCTGGGCATTCCCCTGAAGCTTATGCTTTAGCTAAAGCTGGACTAACGGGTTATGACTTTGCTGGCGACGTGAAGTCTACTGCGGAACAGGTTGAAAAAGAACTACGTAAGCGTACGGGAACACGTACGGCTAAGGAAAAGGCTTTACTTCCAATCACTGCGTTTTGGGATATGCTTGAGCATGGCTCACACGCCTCAGACATGGCGACCCGTGCTGAAGTTTATAAGAGAACTTTAGAGAGAACTGGCTCGGAAGCAGAAGCTTTTTATCAAGCGATGGAAGTTATGAACTTTTCACGCAAAGGTAATTCAGCAATGATTAGAATCCTGTCCGCAATGATTCCATTCTTTAATGCTCGTGTTCAAGGTCTTGACGTTTTGTACCGCACAGGTTGGGGTAAAGCGGCAATGGAAAACAAAGAGCAGATACAGAAAGCATTTATCTTCCGCTCGTCAGTTTTGCTTGGTCTTTCAGTTATGTACTGGGCGGCAATGTCAGACGATGATGAATACAAAAAGTTAAGCAAAGAAGAACGTGATAATTACTGGATCATTCCAGCAATGGAAATTAACGGTAAGCCTTTCCGTTTCCCAATTCCTTTCGAGCTTGGTGTAGTCTTTAAAGTTATTCCTGAACGTATTCTTGAATACTCTTTTGGAACCGACACAGGCAAAGACTTACGGGAATCATTAATGAGAAATGCAATGTCTACCTTGTCGTTCAATCCTATTCCACAGGCTATACTGCCAGTCGTTGAAAATACAGTTAACCATTCATTCTTTACTGGCGAGCCAATCATCGGTAAAGGTGTTGAAGGTCTTGCGCCTAAATTCCAATACACCGCTGGTACATCTGAAGTTGCCAAGAAAATAGGTCGTGAAATAGATTACTCGCCACAAAAGATTGATAACTTTATTCGTGGCTACACTGGCACGATGGGCACATACGCAATGATGCTGATGGATGCCGCATTAACAGGCGAGGGCGATTCTGTTAAAGCCGCTAAGCGTATGGAGCAGTTACCTGTTATCAAGCGATTCTTTGCTGGTGATAGCGGTACTATTTCTGCGTACTACGACTTAAAAGAAGAAGTAGATACCGTAGTAAACACAGTCAATACATTACAGCGTACTGGAAACACGGATGATCTTAAAGATTATCTAACAGAAAATAAGCAATTGTATGCACTAAAAGGTTATATCGGTGTTTTGGATAAGAACATGAAGCAACTAAATCAAGCGAGCAAGATGATAAATTCTTCCAAGACGATGTCAGCGGATGACAAGCGGGTAGCTCTCGATAAAATTCACGAGGCTCAATTAAAGCTAACGGAACGTGTAAGGATTCTGCGGAAATCTCGTGAGTAAGTTTATTGACTGGTAGCTTCAGTCCCCGTGCTTTTGATTGATAAGATCTCGTTGACAATTTGAAGTAAGGCTTCCTCAGTGATGCCATACTTCCTTTCAAATGCCTTACGTCCCATGCCATGAATGCCGGAATCTCCACGATGATGTTCGGGGCACAATGGAATAACAGGCGACGTGCTTCTTTTTCCAGCTCTGCGTATGTGATGCATTTCTGCTGGGGTTTCTTCGTAGCCAAGATGCCAGCAAAGGACACACCCGATTTGGGCGAGTTTACTAAAATGCTTTTTTTCATCCTTAGTTGCCACTTCTTACTTTCTTGCGTTTTTTTATTTCACGCTGTATGTACCAAACGGCTTTTTCTAAATCTTCAATTTCATCATTTTTAAGATCACATCGCCAAATGTATTTAACCGCATTACCTAAATTAAAACCCATGTGTTCTGCAATTTGGATACATTCAATCCCGCTTGGGTGGTTCGTATAATGCTTTGGTCGATTAACTGGATCATGCTTTTGAAAGCAATATGGGCACTCGTCTTCTTCGTAAGAAATGCCATGAACCTCACAAAATGCCCTATCCATTTTTCTTTAACCTTTCACAAAAGTATGGTTTAATGTGTTGATTTATATCATAAAATCTTACTATAAGGTACTGATATGTCAAATTACCCTGTAACGGATGAGCAGTTTATCAGTTGTTGGAATGAGATGGGAAGCCCCACACTCGTGGCGCAAAAACTTAAAATGGCGGTCAGATCGGTGCATCACCGTAGACGGTCTATTGAGTTTAAATATCAGATGGATTTGGTACTAACAAACCCTCAAAGAACTGGTCCGCAAATTCCAAAAATAGAGCAAGTAGAAGGCAATGTCAGGCGGGGAATTAATATTGAAAAGGGTCGGGTCATTGTTTTTAGCGATGCCCACTTCCAGCCCAATGAGGTCACTACCGCCTACAAAGCCTTACTGCTTATGCTTAAAGAATTTAAAGGCGAGATCAAGGCTATTGTAGCCAACGGTGATATCTTTGATGGCAGTCAGGCTAGTCGGCATCCAAGAATTAACTGGTCTCAAACCCCTACCGTCAAGGAAGAGCTTGAGGCTTGTCAGGAGTTCATGGGAGGCATTGAAAAGCTTGCGGGTAATGCTGAGCTTATCTGGACGTTGGGCAACCATGACGCTCGTTTTGAGACCTTTCTGTCAAACGCTGGAATTACAACCTACGAGGGCGTATTAGGGTTTTCCCTTAAAGATCACTTTCCTTTATGGAAGTCCTGTTGGAGCTTTTGGGTTAACGAGGATACCTGTATTAAACATCGATGGAAAGGCGGCTTTGGAGCTACAAGATCGAACAGTTTAAACAGCGGAACTAATATGATTACAGGTCATACACACAATCTTTCCGCCTTCCCGATAACGGATTACAACGGAACCCGCTGGGGCGTTCAAACGGGCTGTCTGGCTGATCCGCATTCCAGTGCTTTCATACATTACATCGAAGATGCCCCAACCGACTGGCGCTCAGGATTTGTTTTACTTTCATGGGAAAATGGCAAGATGCTAATGCCAGAGCTTGTTATGGTTTCTGGTGAGGATGAATTTGAATTTAGGGGCTGTGTAAACAGAATATGAAGTTAACGCCAAAAGCCCTTGAGGGCATTTACTTAATGTTATGCCAATGCAAGCCTTTTACAGGCTGGACTCTACCCGCCCCAGAAGAAATTAAGTTTCTTGTTACCAATGAAATTGATGCGATGGGTACGTATCAGTATGACGATGATGAAGACTACGTACATACCCTGACTATTTCAAAAGCAAAATGTGGACATCTTGATACGGTCATTAGAACCGTGGCTCATGAGATTATTCACATGAGTCGTGCGGGAACAGTAACTGACGCATGGACAAAGCATGACGCTACGTTTAGACGTAGGGCACACCTGATTGCTACTGAACTAGGATTTGACCCGCTGGAACTCTAGCCGCAAGACCTAGTCCGCAGTTACCAATGAAGTAACCAATAAAAGCTAAGCCTAGCCCTACCTGACCTTTTCTAAACAGGTCAACCGCTACAACCAAGTAAACAATCCCGATTATCCAAATTAACCAGCTACTCATTAAAATCTTCCTTCTTTAATGTTGGCTTGTTTAAACAGTCTGTCATACGTTGCAGCGTACTTTTTAAAGATTCAATGCTGTCTTCTCCAACGCTAACGGTGCAATAACCAATTGGCTTATCGCCCTCGTAGTAGACCTCACAAATCTCTAACCAAGACTCATCGCCATTAATCATTTCAACTACTCGATAGTTCCATGTCATTTTTTAGGTTTATTTTCTTTTATAAATTTACGTATTAAATATAAAAAACCCTCAGCAATAATCAATTCTTTTGCTTCTTTGTCCATTTCCAACGCTATATCAGCAGATCCGTCTTTGTTTTCCCGTATTACAGTAATTTTAATGTCCATGTTAATTTCTTTTTTTTCGGTTATCCAACAACTTTAATAACTCAGACTCCTCTTCCGCATCCAACCGAACCGAATCAGCTTCAAGCTCTCCCGACTCATTCAACGAATGGATCAAAGCAACAAGATCCTGCAATTCTTGTGGAGTACCCTCAAATTCATCAAAACAACCCTCAGCAAATATGACCTTTTTCATTTTGACCCCTTTAGGCTATGCCATGCGCTCTTTCAATTATTCTGGCAAACCCTAAAAAAAAATCAGAATTAGCTGATTGAGTAGCAAAATAGCTATCGTACAGCATCCTTATTTGAGTGTCACTAAGCGGAATAGTAAGGGCAACCATTCCCGCAAAAGGAATGGGTTCCAAGACTTTGCTTGCGTTAATCCTGTCTTCGGTAGTAAATGTTGTCATTTAAATACATACGCAATATAAATTAATAATCCAAACATTCCTGCAAATCCAAGCATTGCAGGTAATCCATTACCCCGTTTAAACCGATCAAAGTCAGTTTCGCATTTCCACAGCCCAGTTGCGTAGTCCGCTGTTTTAAATGCTTCGTCTACACTACTGTAAGTTTTTCCTAAACCGTACTTACGTGATACCCATTCTGCATAATCCATTTAAGCCTCCAATAATTTACCGCAGTTAAACAACATTTTCTTGGGAATTAAAAAAGCCTTTTTACTAGCCTTGTCCCCCTTACCAACAAACTCTACGTACTGCAATTTATTCTGAAAAATACAATTAACAATGCTTATTGGCTTCAGCGTTACAAACACATAATCATCATAGAATACCCAATAATCAGCGGTTGTTGTTATCAAGCCCGAAGCCTTGCCATTCATTTCAATTTCTATTACCACGTTACCAGTGTCATTACTCATCGGATCATACTTTACTTCAATCGATTTGTGTGTTTCTGGAATCCAAATGTCATAACCTTTAAACGAATTAACCAGACTTGCAGATGGATATTTTCTTTGAACAAGGGCTAGTACCCTTTGCTCAATAACTAAGCCACGCTCCTTGTCTGCATTAAAAGAGTTCATTGATTAACTTTGTTATATCTTTTGGCATCGGGATAACAAGTAACATCAACTGGAGCATCGGATATAAATCCGTTGATCTTACGTCTTGTCGTGATAATAACTGGACGTAGCCCGCTAGTTTCACATTCATGTACCCCGTTAATGATCTCATTCCTACTGATGACGGTGGTTTGTGGATCTACTATCAGCACCGTGTTTGGAATAGTCGGATAACTACTACCGAACATTGAACAGCCATTTAAAAATATAATAGTTAAAAACAGTACTTTCTTCATTTCACTTCTCCTTTGGTTAATAATTCATTTTCTACTTTTGTGTAATTGTTTAACTGGCTATAACCTAATTTGTAGCAGGTGCAATGCTCTGACATGACTGATTCGGTTGTTTTTTCTTGTGCCTTTCTTAGTATTGCTCTACAAAATTCATATCCTAATGATGTTGGCTTAGAACCTTTATCAAAACAAAATACTTCGCAAAAAACTTCGTCTATTTCGTCATCTGTTAGTTCATTTGCGTTCATCCACAAGTCCTTATCCAGTTATCGCCAGATTTCTGCATAACACAACCATCTACCATTTGGTTCTGTTGATATGGTTCTACCGTTACTTTTTGACAGTTGTTACTACTAAACGACAGAATCAAAGCAATAAAAAGAATGGCAATTCCTATGTTTTTTATCATAACAACTCCAGTGATGGTTGCTTAAGTCTTTCCTTCTGCAACTTTTCATATTCAGGATTCAGCTCGCAGCCAATGTATAGCCTGTTTAAACGCTCTGCTACTGCGGCGGTAGTTCCGCTTCCCATGAAAGGATCAAGCACTACATCCCCAGCCTTTGTACTAGCCAATACGCAAGGCTCGATCAGGTCGGTCGGAAAGGTGGCAAAGTGCGCCCCCTTGTAGGAACTGGTGTTAACAGTCCATACGGAACGTTTGTTAGCCATCTCGTAGCTCTTTTCCAGCCCCGTGTGGGGTTGTAGCCCAGAACCCTCGTTGTGGTACTTACCGCCCGTTCTATCACGTGTACCCCAGTCTTCTTTAACTGGCTCTTTAATCGCTTCGTTATCAAAGTAATACCTAGGGTTTTTACTTAGTAGGAAAATGTACTCATGGGCTTTGGTACAACGATCCTTAACTGACTCAGGCATAGGATTAGGCTTGTGCCAAATGATGTCCTGACGTAAGTACCAGCCAAAGGCTTGTAAGGCAAAAGCGACCCGCCAAGGTACTCCAATCAAGTCCTTAGGCTTTAATCCGTCGGGTACTAGCCCACCCTTAACATTGCCCATAATCGTGCCAGCGGACGTTCCTTGCTTAGCCATTAAAGCACTGACATGAACCGTACCATCGGGGTTCCTACCCTTACCGCTACCCGCATAAGAGTCCCCAAGATTAAGCCAAACCGTGCCATCATCTTTAAGTAGATCCCAAACATGACTGAAAACATAAACAATATTGTTTACATATTCATTGATGTCGTGCTCAACTCCAATCTCTTGATCGCCACCGCCATAGGCTCGCAAGCCAAAGTAAGGAGGTGATGTGATGCAAGTTTGCACCTTTACCCCCTCCTTAGCCCAACGAGCCATGATGGTTCTGCAATCGCCAAATTCAATCATGCTATGCGTAACACTTCAATTTGATTTTTAGAAACATTAATCATTGAGTGATAAGTGTCCTTGCCCCAGACTGTACTTAACTTGGCACAAGTAGCACTACGAATACGCTCAGGCGGGAATTTATCAATAGGAATAATAGCAACCTCACCAACAGTAAAGTTATCGTAATCCATATAATTACGAATATGAGTACTCATTTCTCCATGCGGAAACTCCGATGGCGCTCTGGTGCGATGTTTTGCCGATACTATCTCCAAGTCTCCATGCTTTGTATTGTCCTGATCAATGATTGCGTACTTACAGCCCATTGTGCCAAGTAACTTCTTAATCTTTTCCAACTGTTGCAATTTAATTTGTTCCATTTCTTCCTCCGTTATAACCGATTCGGTTACCTGTGTTGTCAAAAAAAGTACCATAACCAATGCGTTCGCCTTGGTTGTTGTATATACCTGTATTGTTATAAACATTTAATGCGTTGTTATCCCAGTTGTATTGACTATTCTTCCAGTCATACGAGGTATTCTCGTAATTAAGTTCACTGTTTTTATAGTTCAATGGATTGTTTTCCCAACTGGTTTGAGCCTTAACATAATTACATTGGACTAAGATGCAAACAAAGACCGTTGCAATTAAAACTCCAGACCAAAATGCCCTTTCAAAATTCACTTCGTCCTCCTTTTCTTAATTGAAACAATGCCCTCTTGCCTTGGTTTGCGAGCCTCAAGCATTTCATCTGCGTACTTATATGCCAAGATTGCTGGGGATTCAATCACCGAATAATTACAAGATAAAATTCCGTTTAAAGCAAACATAGCAAAACAATCACGCAAGTCCTGTTCATTCACTTGGTTTCTCCCGCAAGTACTTTCCAATTGAATCGCAAACCAAATCCGCAAATGATTTACCTGAGGGGAACATCATCTTTGCCCCTGTCGTATCACGTGCAATACGCATCGCCTCGTTTAAACCTTGATTGAAGCCGCCGTTAAACGGATCATCAGTTCCAGCCATACGCATCTTAAAAGCTTCTCTTGCTAATTGACTAACATTGATACCCTCCTTTTTTGCATAAGTTTGTATTTTGTTTCTATCAACTGGATCGATGTACACCATGAGAGGAACCACACTTTTAAAACGGCTCATCTTCTTCGCCCCATTTTTCATAATCTGCCACCATTTCATCAAATTGATTTTGAGCGTCTTGATTTCCATTGAGTTCAGTTCGGGAATGGATACTACATTCACGGTAGATAGCTTTAACCGCATCATCTTCTCCGTTAATTTCCAAGCCCTTTACTTTACGTAACCACAAATGAAAGCGTTTACTTTTTCCAAGAATGCCAGCCCTCTTAACTCGGTTGTCGTAATTGGTGACGGTTTCGTTATCCTGAATCCGCACCATTGCAACACCGTACCTAGCACCGACAAAGTCCCGCATAAGTTCCTGTGGGATTTCATCGGGGTGAATGTTAAGCGTTAAAACAAAGCCAGTACGGTCTTGCTTTAATGCAATCTTCACAGCCTCAAATTGAAGAGCATTCATATTTTTAATTTTGACTCAAGGTAATAAACAATCATCCGCAATATTTCTATGGACTCATTCGCTTGTGCAAGTTCAGCCTGTATAGCATCGAGATCAGCTTTTACATCCTTAGTTTCACGTAAACGCTCATAAGCACGTTCAAGATTAGCTAAGGTTTTCTTGTAAGCTTTTTCCCAGCTAACATCCTTACCCGCCTTGGGTATTTTTTTAAAAATCGATGTCATCGTCTTGTACCTCAGGTTGTGGTGAACCATCGGGCTTCCATGTATCAACTTGTAAGGATAAGAATGTATTGCCAGTGGCTTCAACTTTCTTTTTCCAACCACCAAGTTTAATTTTTGCCATACCATCTACCACGTTTAAACTGCTTACCTCCACAAGAATGTCGCCAAAATAATCTGGTGACTTGGGATTCTTTTTAATTTTCGTTGGGAAAAGACTTCCTTGATTTGGACGTTGTTCATATGCCATGATTTATTCCTCCTTGAATTTGGCTTTGTATTCTGCAAATTTAGATTGCAGTACTTGGTACAACTCTTTGTTTGTTGCTTTAATACGATCAATATCTTTCTGATTCTTTTTCCAAAGACCAGATAACTCAGATAAAGATTCACAGGTGTCACCAAACTCCACCAACACGTCAACCAGTACCTCTAAATTCTGATCGTCTTGTTGTACCACCTCAGGCTTTTTTACTGCTACCACCTCAGGCTTCTTTTCAACAGGGGTAGATCCTGTTGTTGCATCTAACGCATCATGCTCAACAATCGCTAAGGCAGTCACATACAAATAACGTCTTTGATATGTTTCAACCGCACCGATGTTTTGAACCTCGTGGCATCCCTTTAGATTTGCTGAACCCATAGGTGATGTAAACGTAACAAAAGAATCATCTTCGATGTCATAAATAACCATCGTTGCTAAGTCTTGCGTAAATGAAATCACGTCACATAATCCATGCTTATTAAATAACTGTTGAATTGCTGGCAAAAAATCACCAAGTTCAAAGTATTTATATCCAGCAAATTTGTTATGACCTGACTTACTCAGGGGCATACCCTGTAGGTCATTCCTTACTGCCATTAACTTTTTAGTTATTTTCATTTCTCTTTTCTCATGGTTGATATTCTTGGTACATATCGTTTAACAAAATTCTTAAACGGGATGTTCTGTAATGGCTCATCAAAAAATACCCTGTCCATTAGCTGATCTTTTGGCAGAAAAGCCAAGGGATTTTCTTGTTTAATGTTATCTATTACATTGTCAAGTGCTTCGTTAACATATCCAAAAAGCGGATGGTTACTATCACGAGCCGCCGATTTAAGTCTTACCTGTTGCAAATCAGTTAGCATTTTCTTCCTCCTTTAAATTTGCTTGATACTGCGTACACCATTTATTAACACCACAAAAATTACCTGTACAACGTACTGCCTCACCCTTGCGGATCTCAATAAAACCTTTGTCCTTTTCGGGCATCTCAGATAAAAGACTTACCGCCTCTTCTTCTGAGTCAAACACTCTTACCGCAGTTTTGCGATTCTCTTTCTTAACTGCATATTTAGTTTCACGTTGCCAACGATCTTCGTCTGTGCAAAAGGGTAGTTCCTCATCCCAATCCGCATTGACCTTGGCATCACGGTGCATAGTGATTCGTTCTTTAATAAAAGCTTCGGTCTTTTCAAATGACCACAGTGGCATCTCAACAAGCTGGATCTGTGCTGATGGGTAGTCTGACTTGTACATAGCCTCTCTGCGTGACCAATCCCGCACAAAGGCGCAGATCCGCAATGACTTGACAGGTTGACCCTTAGCCTTGTGTACTAAGTAAGCATAGATATTCTGTTGTTGTTCCCAATCAGGCTTGTCATGCATGAGTGACCAAGCTGAGGTAAATTTGTAGTCTGTAATAACCACACCGTCAGTAGTGTCTTCCTGTAGATCAATCGCACCTGACAAAACAATGCCATCGATTTCTACTGCAAGTCGTTCTTCATTAGTGTGGTTGTCTACTTCAGATCGTTCGGCTACAACGTGTAACGCAGTGCCTAATAACATCCATAACATATCTGCGACATCCTGTTCCATATCATCCCAATGCTTTCTTCTAAGCCTTTGAATACGGGGCGGGGAGATGATTTCGGTAACAGAAAAATCAGCACTACCTTTGGTGTAGAAATCTTTCTTTGCCAAAGCCAGTAATGTTTCTGGTACATTGAAGTTGTTGGTAATTTTCACTAAGCCTCCTATACGAACCACAATACTAATACTACTTTAATATAAATGCAAACACTATCCTTAAAAATATTTGGCGAGCCAGCCAGTAAAGCAAATTCCCGCAAAATGGTTTACATCTCAGGCAAGCCAATGTTTATAAAGTCAGAGAAGGCATTAGCCTATGCCAAAGCGTTTAAACAGCAAGTAGTCTCAGCTCCGAGTCAAATAATTACAACGGATGTGGTGGTAACGATTCGTATATGGTATGCATCCCGCAGACCTGACTTGGATGAAAGCTTGATCTTGGATCTATTACAGGACGTAGCTTACGAGAACGACCGTCAGGTTAAAGAAAAGCATATCTATTGGATGGGTGTGGATAAGGCTAATCCACGGTGCGAGATTGAAATTCAGGAAAGACAATAAAAAAAGCCACGTTTTACGGTGGCTTTCCGACCTACTGGTCTTATCGATCGGAGGCTCATTTCCTATCAACGCTTAAATAGTAGACATAAAAAAAAGGTTTGTCAAGCTGAACGTTTTGTTCCATAATGGAAGTTCCTTCTGTGGTTTTAGAGAGTGTTTAAACGCACTCTCTTTTTTTTTGGCAGCTCACGCCGCAGCCGGGTCAATAATATTTGTTTAAACAAGCAGTACGCTGCGACGAGCGTACCTATTTTTTCGTACGCATTACGTTCGTGAGTAGTAACCCTGACTTGCGTTTTTATTTTTTTGATTTAACATAGTCTTTCTGATCGTCGATGAAAAACGGTAGGGTCAGAAAAGTTTATTGCCGATACTATGGTTAGTGCGTTTGAAATCGGAAAGGGATGGCGAAGACAGAGTCCCTCGCATGAAAAGTCTGTCGAGTCATACCGACACCGTGGGGCAGAGTATGTAAAGGAAGACTCGCTAAAGCTTGTTTATAGGCGAGTCTGCCCTCTCCAAGGGCAGTCTTAGTAATACTTACGAATACATCAGTAAGTGTTAACGTATCTTTAGTAAAGTCTAAAGCGGTTTTTTCTATTCAGGAGTCTTATGCCATACGTCAATAAAAAACGTCCTTACGAAAAGGAATACAAACAACAACAAGAACGTGGCGAACAACCCAATCGAAATGCTCGTGCAAGAGCACGATACGCAGTCGATAAAAAAGGCATTGACAGAATTGGTAAAGACATCGATCATGTGATTCCTCTCTCTAAAGGCGGGACAAATGCACCAAGTAATTTAAAATTGAAAGCACCAAAAAATAATCGTTCGTTCACCCGCAATAGTGATCACACGGTTAAAGTAAACAAGTCAAAGAAGTAACCATGAGGAGGCTCATTTGAACGCAGTAGCGGATTTAGTTTCATCACTACGTATTGACAATACAAAGCGAGTGCAGTGCCCATCATGCTCTAGCGAGCGTAAGAAATATGGCAGTAAAGACTTAGCCATCCACAGTACAAACGATGGCTGGCGGTACTTCTGTCATCATTGCAACATTGCTGGTTTTGTACCTTTTAAAACCCAACAGAAAACGGAGTTAAATGTGATACCCATTAGAAAATTTGAATCAACGAAACTGCAATCACAACATTATGATTTTCTAAAAACGAGGGGTATATCAGAACAAACTGCGGACTCCATGAAATTGTTTCCCGCCGAAAAATATTTTCAGCGTTTAAAAAGAACTACCGACAGCATCGGTTTTCCGTATTTTAAAAACGGACAATTCATTTCAGCTAAGTACAGAAGTATTGAATCGAAAGACTTCACTCAAGACTCAGGCGGTGCTCACGATTTCTTTGGGATTGATAACATTGATCTGACTAAGCCTGTGATCATAGTCGAGGGTGAGATCGATGCGCTCACACTGATGGAATGCGGATTAGTAAATGTCCTCTCTGTGCCAAGCGGTGCGCCAATCAAAGTTTCAGATGGCAAGGTCGATGCCTCAGAAGACAAGCGATTTAGTTTTGTTTGGAATGCCTTTGATATGTTGAGTAGCGTTCCTTATGTAACAATCGCAACTGATACAGATACTGCGGGTCAAGCATTAGCAGAAGAACTTGCGAGACGGATAGGCAAAGACAAATGTCGCATTGCTAAATTTCCTTTTAAAGACTTGAATGAAGCGTTCCTTGCTGATGGTGCGGATTCAGTTAAACAGATAATCGACAACGCAGAACCATATCCAGTAGCGGGATTATCCTTTGCGTCAAAGTTTACTGAGCGTTTAAACGACTTGTGGTTGAAGGGCACGGGTAAGGGTGTTTCTACGGGTTACGCTAATGTGGACGAGATTTACACAGTCGTTCAGGGTCAGCTAACTATCGTTACTGGCTATCCATCGAGCGGTAAATCAAATTTTGTTGATCAGTTAATGGTTAACCTTGCTCGTACTCACGACTGGAAGTTTGCCCTTTGCTCATTTGAAAACCAGCCTGAGGTTCACATATCAAGACTCATGGAGGTTTACAAAGAAAAGCGGTTCTTTGACGGTACTCAGCGCATGACCGAAGTTGAAAAGAATGAAGCCTTTACTTGGGTTGAAACTCATTTTATGTTCTTGGATTCTGAGGGTCAAGAGCCATCTACGATCGATTCAATTCTTGAGCGGGCAAGGATAGCGGTAGCAAGGACAGGCATCAGGGGTCTTGTAATTGATCCTTACAACTACATTGAGAACAAGGGCGGTCAAGCTGAACATGAATTTATTTCGTCAATGCTCACGAGAATGCAGACCTTTGCTAAAGCTTTCGGTGTTCACGTATGGTTCGTTGCCCACCCCAGTAAGATCACACGCTCAGGCATGGATCTGCCACGTCCTGACGGTATGGCTATCTCAGGCTCGATGGCATGGTGGGCTAAAGCGGACTGCGGTATTACGGTTCATCGGACTAAGACTGAGGTTGAAATTGCGGTATGGAAATGTCGCTATCGTTGGGTTGGCGGTCAAGGCGAAACAACTTTGAAGTACAACAGGACAACTGGAACTTACTACGAAAATAAAGATGCGTTTTAGCCTCACAAAAAATGAACTATCCGCCGTTTAAAGGCAGATCGTTTAAACGTTCTGTAAGTACTTAATGCCGAAAAAATATATGGACTACTCAGAATTTTATTTATCTTTGAAAAAGAATACCGACAAGTGTTATGAGGCATTGCTCAGGGGTCGGATGGACGAGGCTTACGTCTACTCGATGCAATGCATCGCAGATGCTCGACTGATGTCCAACGTAATTTTGGACAAAAAAAATCCCCCCTCAGCGTGAGCCTTGGGGGGAACTGGTTATAAAGCTTGATAGATTTCCAGTAAGGCATCCTTAGTTTCAGGAGTCGAGCAAGCATCATCGATGTCTTGCATTTCATCCAAAAGTTTAGGCATTGCCTTGGTGTTGTTTAAAGCTAAGTTAACTTTAAAATTTAACATCACTCGATTGAATCGGACTTGTTCGTTCATAGTGTTAAGTCCACCAACCAATTGACCTCATCATCAAAACATCGATTAACTATTTTTAAAACTTCCTGATCGCATCCACTGGCAATAGCAAACATCAACTGCTTTTGCACAACTTCAATACGTTTATGAAAGTCACAGTTATCAATGCCTAATGAGCGACCGTAATAGGCGATTGAATCGCCCGATTTAATGCAGTCAATGATGTATGCACGTTGTTTATCAAGAGCCTCCTCACGCTCGTCTTCCGCATCCATCTGTTCTTCTGCACCACGTTGTAACCAGCGATCAGGATTCATGGTTAACCCTTTCTGAATAAGAATTATCCGCTTGGATTACTTTTGCCCAATTGTCCAAGGTCTCATCAGTCATGTTGAATAACAACTCTTCAACCAACTGATCAACAGGGGTATCGAACAGGACTTCTAACATATGTTCGACAACTTCGGGGTGATACCGTTTTTTAATATCGTTAATGTTCATGGTTTTTTTTAAGCCTCCAAATTATTTAAACGATCAGCAACCTTACGTGCTGATTCTTGTGTTTTAAAAACTCCAGCTTTTTCCAACTGATATTTCCCACCAACAATGATCGAGCGTGTTACTTCATAACGCTCGTCAGAGTGATCGCAAGAATTTACTTCCCACAT